GATCGTGTGTCTTTGGCGTTTAACACTTTCCCGGCTGGCTATGTTGGAGACGAAAGCAGCCTGACCGCATTGCATTTGAAGGAGTAAGACAATGGCTCATTTTGCTGAACTTGATTCAAACAATGTTGTGCTGCGGGTCATCGTCGTAGCCAACTCCGACACCGCTGACGCCAACGGCAACGAGGTGGAGAGCATTGGCATAGCGTTCTGCCAGAAGTTGCTCGGCGGTAACTGGAAACAAACCAGTTACAACGGCAACATTCGCAAGAACTACGCTGGTATCGGCTACACCTACCGCGTTGATATTGACGCTTTTGTAGCGCCGCAGCCGTACCCGTCATGGACGCTGGACGCCAATGCTCAATGGCAGGCTCCGGTACCGATGCCGACTGACGGTAAGATGTATTCGTGGGATGAAGCCAGCCTATCATGGGTTGAAGTCGAGGGAGCGCCGGTCTAATGGCTACTTGGAAGGTCACTCGAGTAGAGACATCTAGCGTTGGCGGCTTGAACAATGTGATCGTTCGCTGCACGTTTGATGTTCTGGCGTCTGATGGCGCTAAGCACGGCTATACGTTCGACGAGGTCGACTTGCTGCCACCTGATGCTGTTGCCTTTGTGGCGTTTGATTCGGTGACTCACGAGCAGGCTGTGGAGTGGGTGAAGCAAGCTCTCGGTGATGCTGTTGGTGAATACGAGGCCAAGGTACAGGCGCAGGTAACTAGCCAACCAGAGCCGGTCTCGTTTGTGCGGTTACCTTGGAGTAAGTAAAGATGGCTGATTCACGCGCTGCTGAAGTCCTCGAGGGCTACGATCGTCTCAAAGGCGCGCGTGGTACATGGGAGAATCATTGGCAGGAAGTAGCCGAGCGCGTATGGCCGACGATGGCCGAAATGACGGGCTGGCGTACGCCTGGCGAGAAGCGATCTGAGAAGATCTTCGACTCGACTGCGCAGCGCGCTCTGCCGCGGTTTGCTGCTGCGATGGACTCGATGCTGACTCCGGCGACCCAGATGTGGCACGGGTTGCGTACTGGCGTACCGGAACTCGACGACGATGTGGCGGTGCAGCGATGGTGCGATTCGGTGCGGGATATGATGTTCCGGCAGCGTTACGCTCCAACCGCTAACTTTGCTTCGCAGGCGTTTGAGTGCTACATGAGCCTCGGTGCATTCGGTACGTCGGCATTATTTGTCGATGAGATTCCTGGCGTCACACTCCGATATCGAGCGATTGCGCTTTCGGAGCTAGTGATCGATCTTGACCATACGGGCCGCGTTGATACCGTCTACCGATCATTCCAGCTCTCTGCTCGCCAAGCGATGCAGATCCCGGGCTGGTCTGACAAGCTGCCGCGCGGAATCGTAGGGCAGGCCAAGAGCGCGCCGAACACGATGTTCGAGTTCGTGCATTGCGTTCGCCCGAACTACGATTACAAGGAAGGCATGGCCGGCCCCGATGGGATGCGATATGTATCCCGGTATGTGTCGCGCGAAGGACAGGTGCTGCTCGAGGAAGGCGGCTACCGGGTGATGCCGTATGCAGTTGGTCGGTACGTTACCGGGCCGCGAGAGATTTATGGACGGTCTCCGGCGATGGAGGCTCTTGCCGATATCAAGTCTCTGCAAGAGATGGAAAAGACCATGCTTCGGATGGCGCACCGCATGGTTGACCCGCCGCTCATCCTGACCGAGGAGGGGGCGTTAAACGCCTTCTCCGTGCGTCCTAACGCATTGAACTACGGCTATCTGCGAGACGACGGTACGCCGCTTGTGCAGCCTTTGATGACTGGTGGCAATCTGCCGATCGGTATCGAGATGTCGGATCAGAAGCGCCGCGCTGTGAACGACTCGTTCTTGGTGACTTTGTTCCAGATCCTCGTAGAGTCGCCGCGCACGATGACAGCGACCGAGGTGCTCCAGCGCGCACAGGAAAAGGGCGCGTTGCTCGGGCCGACGATGGGTCGCCAGCAATCCGAGTTCTTGGGGCCGGTTATCGATCGCGAGCTCGATCTGCTGTCGGCAAGCTTCTCGCTGCCGGAGCCGCCGCCTGTGCTGCTCGAGTACCTATCCTCTGGTGGCGAGATCCTGCCGAAGTATCAAGGGCCGCTCGCTCGGTTGATGAAGACCGAAGAGGCCGCTGGCATCTTGCGCACGATCGAGGCCATGCTGCCGGTCGCGCAAGTCTCTGGCGATATGTCCGTCCTGCGCCGCATCAATGCTGACGAGGCTATTAAACTCATTGCCGAGGCCAATGGTGTGCCTGCCAAGGCGCTGCGCACCGACGAGGAGCTCGAGGAGATGGATGCTGCCGACGCTCAAGCGCAACAGACGGAAGCCCTGCTGGCCGCGGCTCCGATCGCTGGGCAGGCCGCTGAGAGATTTGCCAAGGCCGAACAGATCGCGGCATCGGCTCCGCGTAGAGCAGTCCCGGGAGTTTGACGATGGATGCGCAGATGCTTTTCAACGTATTGGTCGGCGTGTCCGGTTTCTTGGGTGGGTGGGTTCTAAATAACATCAGCCGCTCGATTAACCAGCTCGATCGAGATGTGCGCAATATGCCGCACGTTTACGTTACCAAGGCCGACTACCGAGACGACATCCATCACATTCGCCGGACGCTGGATGACATTTTTAACCTGATCAACCAGCTTAATACGACTAAAGCGGATAAGTGATATGGAGATGTTCGAGATTTTCACCCGTGCATGGCCGGTGATTCTCGCGCTCATCACACTAATCATCGTTCTGTCAAAGCTGGATCTCCGAGTAGCCGTACTCGAGGATAAGATCAAGACCCTATTTGACCTGATCAACAAGGGGAAATAGCAAAGTGACCATGCAAAAGATTGTGGATATGTTGTTTCCTGTATTGGTGGCCGCTGTCGGCTGGCTGTTGACGGAGATCGCGTCTTTTAACAATCGCCTGCTGTCTGTTGAGAGCAAGATGCCAGCCCTGATTACAGCGGAAGGGGTGCCGACTGACAGCCCGTTGTCAGCAGAGAAACGGCATAAGATGAAAGAAGAGATCTATACCGACATCCATGACTTGCAAGTGCGAGTCAAGCTCATAGAGGAACGCAACAAATGATGACAATGCTTTCGACGTTTCTGTCGTTCCTCGCTGGTGGCCTGCCGAAGATCCTCGAGTTCTTCCAAGACCGGCAAGATAAATCTCATGAGCTTGCCATCCTGCGTATGCAAAAGGAGCGGGAGCTGGAGCTTGCTGCCAAGGGCTTTGCCTCGCAGGAAAAGATCGAGGAGATCAAGACCGAGCAAGTGCTGGCCCAGACTTATGCCGAGGAACGGGTCGCGCTGTACAAGCACGACGAGGCGATCGGCAAGGGCGCGAGCCAATGGATCATCAATCTTCGGGCGTCGGTCAGACCTGTCGTAACTTATATCTTTGTGTTGGAACTTGTTGTTTTGAATGCAACTGGTGTATGGTACGCATATAGCACCGGCATCCCTTTTGCCGTCGCTATGGATAACGTCTTTGGCGAAGATGAAATGTTGATTCTGTCCAGCATCATTGCTTTTTGGTTCGGGACACAGGCATTTAGCAAAAGATGAACACAAGCGAGCAGGCGCTCGCGTCGATTAAGAAACACGAAGGTGTGCGCCTGCGACCGTATCTTTGCCCCGCCAAACTTTGGACGGTGGGGGTTGGCCATATGCTCTATCCCGAGCAGGCTCGTTTGCCGGTGGTGCGAACCGCCGATAATGGCAATTTCCCTCTGCGTCGGGACTATCCGCTAAAACCCGAGGATGACCGTGTCTGGGATATTGACGAAGTGGATGCTCTACTTGCTCAAGACCTTAAACGGTTTGAGTCGGGCGTGGCCCGATATTGCTCTATTGATCCTGATCGTCAAGGCCAGTTCGATGCCTTGGTGAGCTTTGCCTTCAACGTCGGTCTCGGTAATCTCCAGCGTTCGACGCTGCGCATGAAGCACAACCGAGGCGACCATTGGGGCGCTGCATCGGAGTTCATGAAATGGACAAAAGCCGCAGGAAAGGTTCTGCCCGGCCTGGTAAGCCGAAGGCAGGACGAAGCAAGGATGTATCTGTCCCCGTAATCCAGATGTATGACGGGGTCTGGTATCGAGTCAAAGGTTATACCTTCACCGAGTGCTGCGATTGCGCCTTGACTCACAAGGAGCAGTATCGGCTCGTTGATGGGCATTTGGAGTGGACAGCGGTGCGCGATGACGAACGTACCGAAGAGCGCCGAAAGGAACTCGGCATCAAAGTAATTAGAAAGAGGTGATGCTGTGGTAGCCGCCAAGGCGACTGATGATCAGATCATTGCGACGCTGCAAAAATACAAAGGCATTCGTGCCAATGTAGCTTTAGAGCTTGGTATGAACGAGCGCACTCTTTTACAGAGATTAAATCGCATGAGAAAGCGCGGATATGATATCCCCGTTTCGACGTATCAGCCGGGCAGGCAGATCCCTAACGAGGAGGCGTTTGAGTTCACGCCAATACCGGACGACGACGTATCGATCGACGAGCTTATTGAGCAACGCAAACGTAAGTTCGCACACAAGCGCGAGCACGAGGAAGCGAGCAAGCTCATTCCGATTCGCATCAAGATCGCTGGGCCGATTGGGCTGCTGCACTTTGGCGACCCGCACGTTGATGACGATGGCACCGATATTGAGGCGCTCGAGCGTCACACCGAGCTTTGCCGCAAGGTTGAGGGACTTTTTGCCTGCAACGTCGGCGACACCACGAACAACTGGGTTGGCCGTTTAGCAAGGCTTTACGGTGAGCAGGCGACATCTGCTGCGCAAGCATGGAAGCTGGCTGAGTGGTTTGTCGACCGCTGTCGCTGGCTTTATATGCTGGCCGGCAACCATGATGCATGGTCTGGGGCAGGAGATCCGCTCAAATGGATCGCAAAACAGCAAAGTTCAAACTACAAGTCCAGCGAGGCCCGCATCGCCTTGAAGTTTCCGAATGGCGCAGAGGTGCGTGTGAATGCTCGCCACGATCACAGCGGATCGTCGGTGTGGAATCCGGCCCACGGGCCGATGAAAGCCGCGATGCTCGGCACTCGAGATCACATCTACGTCGCCGGCCATAAGCATGAAAGCGCCTATTCGGTGTTGAAAGATCCAATCAACGGAATCACGATGCATCTGCTGAAGGTTGCGAGCTACAAGGTCTACGACCGATATGCAAAGGAAAAGGGGTTCCGCGATAACGCGCTCTCGCCTTGTGCGCTGACAACGATCAACCCGCTGCTGCCTGCCACGCATCCAGACATGATCAAGGTTTGGTGGGAGCCGGAGGAAGGCGCGGAGTACCTCACATGGCTACGGAACCGATGAGCCTTATTTTGGTGACGTTTCTCTGCTGCCTTGTGGTGGTGGATGGGCTGATGACGCACGAGATTCTGCGCCGCGGCGGTCGAGAGTTGAACCCGGTTCTGCGCAAGCTGTTTGAGAAGATCGGTGTCGTTGAGGGGCTAGTGCTATCTCGAATGATGCTGATTATGGTTTTTATTGCTTCGCTGAATTCCATGCCAGTTCTCGGGTGGGTGACGCTGAATGTGTTCTATGCGTTTGTGATCGCTCACAACGCCAAACAACTGATGGGTGATTGATGCCGAGCATGATTGCTGTGATGCGCGCCCGGGTCGCTCGGGTGCTGTTCCGATCTCGCGCCTACAAGCGAGCGCTGATCGATGGCAAGACGAACCAGTTATCGCAAGACGGGCAAATCATCCTCGCCCATCTGAAACGATTCTCCCGTTACGGGAAGCCGCCTGTCGCTGTGGATAAGTCCGGTGCGACAGATATGTTCGAGGTTGGCCGCATGGTCGGTCGCCAAGAAACGGTGCAGCTCATTGTCGAGGCGCTGCAACTGGACGAAAAGACCTTGACCAATCTACAAGAGGAATTCATCGATGAGTGACGATCAAGGGTCTGCGGAAGCAGGCAACCCGACTGCTCCGGCAGCGGCTCCCGCGTGGTACGCGCCGGAAGGGATCGACCAAGGAACGGCAAGCCAGCTTGGAGAGCTGGTCAAAGCCAAAGGATGGAAAGGGCCGGCTGACGCTCTTTTGTCCTATCAGAATCTCGAGAAGGTATTTGGCGCTGACAAGGCTGGACGCACGATTCTCGCCCCGAAGTCGGATGACGACGCCGAGGGCTGGAGTGCCGTCTATAACCGCCTAGGACGCCCGGAGAGCGCCGACAAATACGAGTTGCCAGTACCGGAAGGGGATGACGGCTCATTCGCGCAGGCGGTCGCTCCGGTGCTTCACGATCTGGGGCTGACCAACAAACAAGCCAAGGGGCTCGCCGAATGGTGGAATCAAACGTCCACACAGCGGATAGAGATGGAGCGCGAGGCTTTCTTGAACAAGTCCGAGGAGGAATTCTCGGCATTGCGTCGGGAATGGGGTGCCGCGGCTGACCAGAACATCGAGCTTGCCAAGCGAGCGGTTGCCAAGTTCGGTGTTGCCGCTGGTTTGGATGCTGACGGTCTTGAGCGTCTGGAGCAGGCGATCGGCACCGGCCCGATGATTAAGCTGTTCCAAGCGGTCGGCTCGGCGTTTGCGGAAGGCACGTTTGTCGGATCTGAAGCGCAGACCGGCGGCGCGCTGACTCCGCAGGCTGCAAAGAACAAGATCGCTGGGATGTTCGCGGATCAGGAGTTCATGGGTCGCTACATGAACCGTGACGAGAAGGTTCGTCAAGGTGCAATCGAGGAGATGATGCGACTGCAACGAATGGCTAACCCAGAGCTGTTTACAGAGTAGTTGCTAGTGTGATACGCGCGAGGTACTATCCTCGGCGTATTCTCCTGTGAGAGCTAGCATTGAGACCCGGGAGAAATCTCGGGTCTCTTTTTTTGCGCATAGGACAGGGCAAGTCGTAAGACCCCAACTGACAGTCGGAAAGACGACCGATCGGTGAGAGCGTATCTCGCAAGGATTCTGGCCCCGGTAACGGACAAGCCATCCGAGAAACACTACATATTTAGTTTTTTTGGAGGGCTATCATGGCCGACAATATTGCATCAGTTTATGCCGTCCAATACGGCACTAACATCTCGCTGCTTTTGCAGCAAAAGGGCTCCAAGCTGCGCACCTCTGTGCAGACTGGTTCGTACAAGGGTAAGGCGTCTGAAGTCGTCACGCAGTACGGTGCTACCGCTGCTCGTGCGGTTTCGACCCGCTATTCGCCGATCGTCCCGGTCAACACTCCTAACGCTCGCCGTTGGGTGTTCCCGGAAGATTTCGATTGGGCTGACCTGATCGACAACTTCGACAAGCTCCGTCTCCTCGCTGACCCGCAGTCTGCCTATGCGCAGAACGGTCTGTACGCGATGGGCCGTGCGATGGACGATGTGATCATCAGCGGTATGCTCGGTGACAACAAGACGGGCGAAGCTGGCGGCACGACCACGGCTTTCGACACGACCAACCAGCGCGTTGCTGTGAACTACGCTGCCTCTGGCAACGTGGGTCTCACGGTTGACAAGCTGCGTGAAGCGCGTCGCATCCTGATGGAGAACGAGGTTGATCTCGACGCGGAGCCGGTGTACTGCGCCATCTCTGCCGAGCAGCACGACGATCTCTTGGGCCAGATCCAAGTGGTCTCGAGCGACTTCAACAGCGACACTCCGGTGATGAAGGATGGCAAGGTCATGCAGTTCCTTGGCATCAACTTCATCCACAGCGAGCGTTTGCCGACGAGCTCAAGCCATCGCCGCTGCCCTGTGTGGGTGCCTTCGGGCGTTCACTTGGGTATGTGGAATGACATCATGTCTGACATCACGCAGCGTCGTGACCTCTCCTCGCACCCGTATCAGGTTTACCTGATGGGTACCTTTGGTGCTACCCGCACCGAAGAGAAGAAGGTCGTTGACATCCTCTGCGCGGAATAAGGGAGTAAACGAAAATGGCAGTTGTAGCAGTTAAGTCAACCCTTATCACTAACGCAGACGCGACCCCGGCTGTGCTCAACAGCCCCCGTGTAGACGGTGGCTTTGAGCGCATTGAGGTTGCCACCGCTGCGATCACCTCTGGCGACAGCATTGATTCGACGTATCGTATGTTCCGCGTTCCCTCGAATGCGGTGATGACGGATCTTCGAATCTATTCGCCGGACATCGGCACCACGACGATCTCCGACATTGGCCTGTATCGCACAGCCAAGGACGGCGGCGCTGTGGTCGATGCTGACTTCTTTGCCTCGGCTCTGTCTCTCAAGGACGGCGCGATTAACGGCACGGATGTTCTGCACGAGTCGGCTGTGTTCTCGATCGCGAACAGCGGCAAGGAGCTGTGGGACGCCCTCGGCCTCACCTCTGACCCGTCGGTGTTCTACGATGTGGCTTTCACCCTGACCGCCGCGGCTGACGCGACCGGCACCGTGAAGCTCATCGGTCGTTACGCGGCGTAAGAAACAAGGGCGGGTCGGGAAACCGGCTCGCCCTTTTCTCCTAGGAGAGAATCATGGCAGATCGTTTTTACGGTATTGATCGCGGCGAGCAAGGCGTTCGCAACGTGACCGAAGGCTCGTCCTCGACGGCGACCACGGACGTTGAGCTGCGCGTGGATCTGGCTGCGAATATGCAGAAGGATGAAGTCCTGTACGCGATCGATTCGATCAAGCAGGCAATCATTCAAGATATTTGGCCGCCGGCTTAACGGTCTCGGGGTCTCCCGATGGCCGCTAGCAATGTAGCAATCGCAAACCTCGCGCTGACGAAGCTCGGGGATTTGCGCATTTTGAATCTCACGGACAACACCAAGCCTGCCCGTGAAGTAAATGCCGTGTTCGATATGACACGGGATTATCTCCAGCGTCGCTTCTCGTGGCGCTTTTGCATTAAGCGAGCAAACCTCGCTGCGGATACCAGCACTCCGCTTTGGGACTGGTCATATCAGTATCAGATCCCAACCGACTGTATGCGCATTCTGCAAGTCGGCCAATGGTATCCGTCGCCGGATCTATCGGATCTGATATCGACTGGTGGGCAGGAGTATGTGCTCGAGGGCAAGTACATCCTGTCGAATCAGGCTGGCCCGTTAAAGCTGCGCTATCTGTCTCGGGTGACTGACCCGGTGCAGTTCGATGCAGCGTTCGATATGGCTTTCTCCGCATACCTTGCGTACATTCTCGCCGAGCCTTTGACGGCTAGCGCAGAGCAGAAGCAGATGGCCTATAACGATTATCGGAACTCGATAAAGGATGCCGTCATAGCTAACGCGATCGAAAACCCACCGGAGTCTCTCGCAGACCAGACTTGGATCTTGGCGAGGCTGTAACGCATGGCAAAGGTTTCGCCTGCGATCTCGAATTTCAACGGCGGCGAGGTCGGCCCTCTCCTATCTGGCCGCGTCGATTTCGAGAAGTATTCGAGCTCCTGCTACAAGATGGAGCGATTCGTTCCTACCGTGCAGGGGCCGGCAAAGCGAATGCCTGGTACGCGGTTCGTTCTGCCGACCAAGTACCAGAGCAAGAAGTCCTATCTCAAGCGGTTTGAGTTTTCGTTTGATCAGGCCTATGTGCTTGAGTTCGGCGACCAATACGTTCGGTTTTTCACCGATAGAGGCGTGGTACTCGGTGACACACTTGATATCACCAATATCACGAATGCCAATCCTGGCGTACTGACCTACACCGGAACCGATCCGTCTAACGGCGATTGGTTCTACGTTGTTGGTGTCGAAGGCATGACCGAGCTCAATGGCCGGTATGTACAGGTTGCGAACGTCAATGCTGGAGCCAATACGTTTGAGCTCAAGGATTGGTACGGGAACAACATCAACACAACCGCATTCGGTGCGTATGTATTTAACGGCGATCTGCAAAAGGTCTACGAGATCGCGAGCCCGTACACCGAAGCCGATTTAACGAATCCAGAAGGCGGCTGCGCTCTTTCTATCGTCCAGTCTGGCGATGTGCTGTATATCGGTTGCGAGGGCTATGCGCCGCGCACGTTGACCCGTAGCGGCAATACGAGCTGGGCATTTGCGACGTACTCGCCAACGGATGGCCCGTTCCAGGTTGAGCCGATCGCTTACAAGAATTTTACGCTCGGTGCCTCCTCGGGTACTGGCGTCTCGCTCGTCTGCACGACAGACATATTCGAGAACGAGCACGTTGGAATGCTGTTCCGGCTGGAGCCGGTCAACATCACGACGCCGCCTTGGGAAACGAATAAGGCGGTCACATCGACCAATCTTCGAAAATCCGATGGTAAGTATTACGAGGCCACGAACTCCGCTACAACGGGCTCTGTGCGCCCTATACACGAAGAAGGAACCGAGTCTGACGGCGCGGTGACTTGGGAGTATCTGCACCCCGGGTACGTCGTCGTCAAAGTGACTGCGATTACAAGTGCGCAGAATGCGACTGTAGACATCATCGGCCCAGGAATTGCGCCTGCCGAGATCGTCGCCGGTGACGACTGCCGCTACCGGATCGGTGCGTGGGGGACGGCGACAGGTGCCGCGTTCCCGTACAAGGTCGCTTTCTGGCGCGATCGTCTGTGGTGGTCGGGCAACCAGCAGATCTATGCGTCGGTAGCCGGTGACTACTCGTCGATGGCTCCCGATACGCTTGGTGAGATTCTGGCTGATAACGCTATCTCGCTAACGCTTTCGGTCGGCACGGTGGACAAGATCCGCTGGATGACGGCATCGGATGTGCTGCTGGTTGGTACGGCAGGCTCCGAGGTTGCCGTGCAGGAGATCACACCGAACCAAGTGCTTGGGCCCGAGAACGTCAAGTACGAGATTCAATCTGCTGAAGGCTCGCGCGAAATGGAGCCGGTGCTGGTCGAGGATGCTGTGCTGTTCGTGCGCATTGGCGGTCGCCGGGTGATCGAGCTGCGGTTCGATATCCAATCCGATAGTTGGGTGCCGCGCGATATGAATGTGCTGTATCCCGAGATCACGCAGTCTGGCATCGTCGAGATGGCGTACCAGAAGGAGCCGGACAACATCATCTGGATCGTGCTCGCCAACGGCAAGCTGCTCGGCATGACTTATGATCGAGAGCAGAACGTCTATGGCTGGCACCGTCACCCGCTCGGCGGCGTGTCTGCGGTTGCCGAATCTGTGCAAGTCATCACCAGCCCAGATGCCAGCGTCAATGACGTTTGGGTGATTGCCAAGAAATCGGTCAACGGATCGACTCGGCGCTTTGTGGAGTATTTTGCAGAAGGATTCGAGCAGGACGACGATATCGAGGGCGCTGTGTTCCTTGACTCGTCGCTCGAGTTTGACGGCGCGGTGAATGAAACCTTGCAGCCCGGTGCTGGCGCGACGACGCGCAATGCAACCAATGTCTCGTTTACAGTAACGTCGTCCTTTGAGTTGACGACCGAAGCCGGTGACTTCTTGCTCACCGAAGCCGATGAATTTATCGCGATGAATGACGACGTTTTCGTAGCCGGAGACGTAGGCCGCGAGATTCGAGTGCGATACTTTGACGATACTGCGCAGCAATGGCTGACCGCTCGAGCATTGATCACTAGTTATGTGAATGAGAGCGAGGTTCTTTGCACGATCCTTTCGCCGTTTCCGAATCTTGATGAGCTGCCACTTAATGGCTGGCGGCTAACCTCAACGGTCATCACCGGGCTTTGGCATTTGGAAGGCACAACCGTCTCTGCGTTGGCTGACGGTGCGGAAATCGAAAACTTGACCGTGACCAACGGCGCTGTGACGTTGCCCCTTAAGACCGCTCGAGCACAGATCGGGCAGCCGTATACGTCCACTCTTGCCACTCAACGGATTGATGCGGGTGCCACGGATGGCACGGCGCAGGGCAAGACAAAGCGGTATCACCAGATTGTGATGCGTCTCTATGCAAGCCTCGGCGGCAAGGTCGGACCGGATGCGACGAACACCGATTACATCCTGTATCGATCGCTGTCAGACTACATGGATGAAGTGCCGCCTGTATTGACCGGCGATACCGATAAATTCCCGTTTCCGGGTGGATATGAAACTGATGGTCGGATCTGGGTGCTGGCTGATCAGCCGTTGCCGCTCACGGTGGTTGCGATGTACCCGCGGTTGAGGACGGAGGACTAATGGAAGTCGTTTCGTTCAACGCTAAATATCTGCGAGCGATGGTGCTGCAAGATGCGCAACAGATCATGGCTCCGCTCGTATTCGACGACGACTACTGCGAGCAGCTTGTGGCAGCCGGCCCCGCCTATACCGTATTGGCTGGCGAGAAGCCCGTCATGTGCGCAGGCGTGGCAGAGATGTGGGCGAACCGATATGCCGCATGGGCCTGGCTTGCAAAAGACGCAGGGCCGCACATGGTTGGCCTCACACGCATTGTCGATGACTATCTAAACACTCGCCCGTATCGCCGGATTGAAGCGTATGTAGATGCTCGTTTTCCGCAGGGGCATCGCTGGGCAAAGATGCTGCGGTTTGAGTTTGAAGGCTTGATGCGCTCGTTTGGAACAAGCGGTCAAGATATGGCGATGTATTCGAGGATTCAGTAATGGCTGCACTACCATTCATTGCTGCTGCCGCTTCTGCTGCGGCGACACTTGCCGAGACCGCACAGGCTCGGGCGGTTGGCGCTGCGCAGGCTAAAGGCATTGAGGAACAAGCTAGAGCGGTTGGTCTTGAGACGGGGCTGATTGAGGAGAACCAGCGCAAGGCTGCTCGTCGCCAGTTTGGCGAAACTCGCGCTGCCGGTGCGCAGTTTGGATTGCTAGAGTCTCCGTCGTTTGTCGATGCTGCAAACCAAGCCGCCGTGATGGCAGAACTTGATGCGCTAAATATCCGATACGAAGGCGAGACCAAGCGCAAGGGATTACTGTACGAATCTGCCGTCACTCGTGCCGCTCGTCCGAAGTGGGGGCCGGCGATTCTCTCTGCCGGAACCAATGCTTTGATGGCGTTTGCTGGTGCTGGCGGCGATGTGTCTAGCCTTAAACTTCCGAAGATCGGCGGTCGCACTCCGACGACAAGCGGATCTCGCGCGTTGACTATGAACTTCAGAGCGCCGAGTCCATCTGGCGTTCGGATGGGATGATATATGGCAAAGCTTGAATTCTATCGCCAGCAAGTCACGCCTCGTATATCCACGCCGGATGTACGCGGGTTGGCTGCTATCCCGAATCAGGGCGCGCAGATTGCCGAGGGTGTTTCCAAACTCGCCCAACTTGGTGGCAAGATTCAAGAAGGCCAGCGCGCGCTCAAACTCACGCAATTAAATGCGCAGTCTCTCAAGGCGTTGCAGGACTTTGAGCTTTCCCTTGAGACTGACACCGATTACGACAACTACGAGAGCAAATATAACAATGTTCTCGCTGATATAGAGAAAGGGGTATCCGAAGCTGCTGGCGGCGACAACACCCTGCTTCGCGCATGGAAGTCTGAATTTGCTCCTCGCGCAATGGAGAAGCAGTTCAATATCCGCAAGTCTGCTTTGCGCGGAAAGATCAATGTCGCTCGAGCCGATCTTGATCAGACGATAGACACCTATAGCGGATTGGTTGGCGGCGACGATCCAGACAAGGATGCTGACATTGCATCGCAGGCGCAGTTGTCGATTCAAACCGCCTTGGATGCTGGCATCATCTCGCCGCAAGAAGCATTGACCAAGATGCAGAAGTTCAACAGTTCTGCGATTACAAGTCGCGTGAACCGAGATATTCTGAACAACCCTATTGCTGCGCGTGACCGCCTTATCAAGAACGGCTATCCCGGCATGGATGAGCCGACCAAGACAAAGCTGCTTGATCGTGCGACGACAGAGGCAACGCAATATCTGACGCGAATCAATACCGAGGAGGAGCGAGCGGAGCGTCGCGCTCGTCGGGCAAAGGAAGATTTGCAGGACAATCTGCGAACGGCTGGCGATCAATTTATTATCAACAACGATCTCGACGGGTTGGATGCTTGGTTCCGAGCCAATCAGACTCGACTTGATCCGGCTGACCGCACTCGATTCCTCAAGACGATTCGTCGTCAGGACATCGTGACTGACTTCACGACATTTGCTAATTTGAGTGAGCGCGCTGCTAGCGGTCAGAACGTCGAGCCAGAAGCGCGTCAAGCTGTTGCGCAAGGCTTGTTAAGCGATGATGACTATCGTGTTGTCGTCAATGCTTCTCGAGAGACCGGGTGGCGTAAGCGTGGATTCGCGTTTATTGATAACAATCTCAAGCCGAGCCAACTTGAAAAAACCAACAGTCTTGCTTCGATTCGATCGGCTAATGCTTTGCGAGATTGGAACAACTGGGTTCGTGACAATCCGAATGCAACTGATGCCCAAGCAGATGCAGAGTCAAAGCGCATCGTTGACGAATATAGTGCGCAAGGAAGAATTCAAAGCGTTGCTGTTTTAAGGCGCCCGACTTACTTGGTATCTACTGGCCCAAACTCATTTGATCTTAAGCAGACATTCGCCAAGACGAAGAAAGCATTTGATGCCGGTCAGATCAACAAGGATGAATACGAGCGTCAATCTGCTTTGATTAAGCAATGGATGGCTGTATATAAGCCGCCACCGCCGCCGAAGCCGAAGCCGTAATAAGGTGTAAAAATGGCACAACCGATGAATGTAGAAGATTTGCGAAATGATGACGCTACCGGCGCGAATGCCTTTATGGCGTACCGAGATAGCGCATCTTCGCAAAGTGCAGCCGCAGAACTTGAGGCCATGTTCGCTGAAGATCAGCCTGTCGCGCCGGCTGCTGCTCCTGTCCTTGCTGCGCCTGCTGCTCCGGCAACTGAAACGACCAGAGCAGTTGTGACTGATGTAGCGCGTGGCGTCACAGAGATTCCTCGAGCGGTTGTCACCGGCGTTCGTGATGCTGCTCAAGAGACGATTAACTTGTTCGGCGATATTGGTGATTGGGTTGAGAATCAGGTCAAGACCGGCGGCTTTGAGATATCACGCCGCGGCATTAAGCCGATCTCGTATGAGGAGTTGCGCACCCTTCGCGCTCAAGGCCGTGACGTTTCTACGCAAGTCCAGCTTAAGCCGCTGACCGGCGACATCGGCGATCCCGAGTCTACGACCGGAAAAGCTATCAAGAGCGTCTCGCAATTTGTTGCTGGCTTTGTCGGTGCGAACAAGGCGCTCAAGGCTCTCAAGCCTGTGACCCGAACTGGACGTACAGCCAAGGCTGCCGGTACTGGCGCGGTTGTTGACTTCACCGTGTTTGATCCGCAAGAGGAGCGACTGTCGAATCTCGTGCAGGAAGTCCCTGCATTACAGAACCCGGTGACAGAGTTCCTTGCTGCCGATCCAAAAGACAGCAATGCGGAAGGTCGTCTTAAGAATGCCATTGAAGGGCTTGGCATCGGCGTTGCCGTTGATGGATTGGTGCTTGGTCTTAAGACTTTGCGGCAGGCTCGCATTGCTAAATTGCAGCAGGAAGAAGTTGCCAAGGCCAAGGAAGTTGCCGGCGTTGTTGCTGAAAAGCCAAAGGTTGAGACAAGCGAATTCCAGATTCTCGGCAGCGATACTCCTGATGCTCCGCTGGTCGGCGTAGCCAAAGCAGAACCAAAACCGGCAGAGGAGGTTGTTGCCAAGCCGGAAGGTCAGCCCGTGCAGCTTCGCATGGCTCGCGCTGCCAGAGAGACTGGCGAGGTCAAGCCAGAAGATATGATGATCGTCGATGAGGGTGTGCCGGGCGCTGCCGTCCCTCGCGGCACAAAGGCTGGTGAGGTCTACGTCAACTTTGCTCGCGTCAATACGCCAGAGGATGTGCAGGCCGTCATCCAAGATATGGCTGACCGCTTCAAGCCTGCCGTTGAGACGGCTGCTCGCGGCGTTCGCACGTTTGAAGAAATCAAGTTAAGCGCCCAGCAAGTTGATGCGTGGGATGTTCTCAAGGCGCGCCGCAAAGGCGATCCGTTGAGCGCAGAGCAGGCTGTGGCTGCTCGCCAGTTGTGGGCGACTTCCGGCGACAAGCTGACGCAAGTTGCCAGAGAAGCCGCGGCAAACCCGAGCGAGGCAAATCTATTTGCGTTCCGCAAAATGCTGGCAACGCATTACGCCATCCAGAACGAAGTCATTGCCGCCAGAACCGAGACTGCTCGAGCGTTGGCGTCATGGCGCATTCCGGCTGGTAGTTCTGCCGAGCGATTCCGCGATATCAGCCAAGCCATTGAGGCCGCTGGCGGTAGTGCTGTCACGCGAGACATGGCCGATCGCGTTGCCAAATTGGCTGGCGCTGGAATGTATCAAGAACTCGACAAGTTTGTGCAGCGCGGTGTCTGGGCGCGCACTCGTGATGCCATGCAGGAAGCGTGGATCATGGGTCTGTTGTCCGGCCCCAAGACTCACATCGTCAACGTCATGTCGAATACGTCTGTCATTTTCATGCAGATGTACGAGCGCAAGGTTGCCTCTGTGATCTCGCAAATCCTTGGCAACAATGGCGGCGTTCAGTCCGGCGAAGCAATGGCTCAATGGTTTGGCCTGACGCAGAGCTGGAAAGATGCCTTGCGATACGCAGCCAAGGCCGCCAAGACGGGCGAGACCGGCATGGGTATGGGCAAGATCGAACTGCCGCAGACTGCTGCTATTACGTCAGACGCATTTAATTTAAGCAGCGAGACTTTTGTCGGTCGGTCTGTGGATACGATCGGTAACATCATTCGTCTACCGGGTAAGGCGCTGGCAGCGGAAGATGAGTTCTTCAAGACCATCGGCTATCGAATGGAACTTAATGCTCAGGCCTTGCGACAGGCTGCGAGCGAGGTTCATGCTGGATTGATCAAGGCCGAGGACATGAAGGGTCGCGTCGCTGATCTTCTGGAGAACCCTCCAGAGAATCTGCGTATGTCGGCGGTCGATCAGGCGCTATATCAAACCTTCACTAACTCGCCCGGTAAACTAGCGCAGTCGCTTTCGTCGCTGACGTATACCTACCCGGCATTGAAAGTGATTCTGCCGTTCGTGCGCACTCCAGCGAACATTCTCAAATATACGTTTGAGCGTACTCCGCTGGCTCCTCTTATGTCGCAAGTCCGTGCAGACATCTCTGCTGGCGGTGTCCGTCAGGAGATGGCGCTCGCTCGCATTGCAACGGGTAGCGCATTGATGATGGTTGCCGCCGATATGGCAATGTCCGGCGTAATTAGCGGTAGTGGCCCGAAGGATACGCGAGAGCGTCAGGCTCTTGAGCGTACCGGATGGCAGCCGTACAGCATCAAAGTTGGCGGTCGCTGGTATGCGTACAACCGCCTTGATCCGATTGGCTCGCTGCTCGGATTGGCTGGCGAGATGGTCGAAATTCTTGCGAACTCTGACGATGAGGATACGACAGAGAGCGTCACCGAAACTGCGGTGGCTGCGGCTGCATCCATCAGCGCAACGGTGATGAGCAAGACCTATCTCTCTGGCTTGGCCGATCTCTTTGAGGCGATCTCTGATCCGAAGCGATACACGGAATCTTTCGTGCAGCGCCTTGTCGGGTCTGTTGTTCCTGCCGTTGTGGGCGAAGTGACTCGAGCGGTCGATCCGTATGCTCGCGAAACCTTCAGCATGATCGATGCGATTAAGCGCAGAACACCGGGCTTGTCGGATGAGTTGCCGTTGCGTCGGGATTTGTGGGGTCGCCCGATGAAATATCAATCCGGTCTCGGTTGGGCGTATGACGTATTCAGTCCGATCTACAGCAAGAAGGACAATCCAGAGCCGATTGATTCTGAGTTGCTGCGTCTGGAAAAGAGCGTTGGAATGCCCGGTAAAAAGACGAGCTTCCTTGGCGTCAACATCGATCTTAACAATTACCCGGGCGCATACAGCCGATATGTAGAGTTGGCCGGTAACGAGTTGCAACATCCAGAGTATGGCGTTGGCGCGAAAGACTTACTAAACCAAGTTGTCAGCGGCGAGCACTATTTGTCGGATATCTACAATCAAGGCACAGACGGAGCAGACGGCACCAAGTCAGAGATGATTGATGCCATCATTACCGATTACCGACGATTGGCTAAACAACAGATCTTGGAGGAGTTCCCCGAGATCATGGACGAAGTAGAGGATTTCAATCAGGCGCAGCAAGAAGTGCTTGCTGGAATTGGGAGTTAAAACATGACCGTTTCATCATCGACTGCGAAAGTATCCTATTCCGGCAACGGCTCAACGACGCTGTTTGCTGTCCCGTTCTACTTCCTTGCGAACAGCCAACTCTTGGTAGTCCTGCGCGCATCAAGCGGTGCGGAGACGACGCAAGTTCTCGGGACGAACTACACCGTCACAGGTGCAGGCGTCCTGACTGGCGGCAGCATTACGATGACGGTTGCTCCTCCTTCTGGCACGACTCTTGTCATCTCGCGCAACGTGCCGCTGACGCAGGAGACGGATCTTCAGCCGAACGATCGCTTGCCGGCTGAGACGCTCGAGCAATCGCTCGACAAGCTCACGATGCTGGTGCAGCAGATTGATGAAACAACCGATCGCACCCTCAAGTATCCGCTGACGGATTCAACATCGATCTCCTCGACGCTGCCGGCATCCAGCGACCGCGCTGGCAAGTTCTTAAAGTTTGACACCAATGGCGCTCCGATTGCGCAGTCTGTATCGACGCCTTACGTTAGCGTGAAGGATTTCGGTGCCGTTGGTGACGGCGTTGCCGATGACACGGCTGCAATTCAGTTGGCGTTAAATACGACGACTGCGGTCTATGTGCCACCCGGTAGCTATAAGATCACATCGACGCTTAATGTCCCAAACAATACTAGTCTGATTGGCGCTGGGAGAGGATCGACAACGCTGCTTCATTCCTTTAATGGCGACATGATGACATTGGGCGATTACGCCAATCTGTCAGGTTTGCGGTTTAATGGGCAAGGCGGTACATACACCGGACAGGGTGTTGTCATTAACAACGGTAATGGCCGCCAGAGCATTATCAGTTGCCGCATCACGAACTTTGCTGCGGCTTGCTTGTACTTCCAATCGCAGGGCGGCGCTCAATGCTCGGTCATCGACCTAATCGCATCGCAGACCAGCGGCGCTACCGGCACCGGCAACTTTGCCATTGTCATCCAAGACACCGGCAGCGTGGAATCCGACGCGTATCCGCGTAAGTTCTCGCACATTGAAACAAATGGATTCTGCTCGTTCTCGTTTGGCTCAAGCAATAACACTTACGTCTCAAACAGTTTCTTGGCTGATCTGTTCTATAGCCTTAACTCACGCGCTACGCTGATCACGAACTGTCGTATCGCTAATCAGGCTGCGCTGTTAATCCAAGGAAACAACCACACGATTATCAGCTCTGCTATCAGCCCACAGATCACGATTCAGACAACATCTGACAACATCGCGTTGCAGGGCAATAGCTACAACAATCTGCCGATCATTGACAATGCCAACAATAACCGCAATCTTTTGGATTCTTGGCGGTTGGCATATACGCCTGTGATATCTGTTGACCCGACACCACAGGCGGCTGGCACATTTGTCCCTGGCAAAGTTTATGAAATTGTTGTTGTCGGTACGACTGACTTTACTCTGATTGGCGCGGCGTCAAATACAGTTGGCGTCCAGTTCACGGCGACCGGCGTTGGTTCTGGAACCGGAACGGCGAAGTCAATCGCATCACTTGGAAACGGCACGATTGCTGGAACGTACTTCCGCAAAGCGTCGACAACCTTTGTCGCTATTGAGGTGAACATTGGCAGCACAACCAATCTTGGAACTGGAGGCATTAGAATCTCGTTGCCTCATGCGATGAAGAATGACGTTGTGTTTGCTGGCGGCACGGTTTACATGAATCGAGGCGGCACGGTTTATGAAGGGTTCGTTCAGATCCCTAGTGCAGGCTCTGCATTTGTGGAACTGCTTCGTGATACGTCTGGCTCGGTGACGTATAACAGCCCCGGCACGTTTGCCTCCGGCGACTTTATTCGGCTGTCTTTGACTTATCCAAATTAAGCCTATGGATCTCTGCCTTCAGCGCATTGATCTCATTGGCTAGGGTGCTGGCCTCCGTCCATAGGCCACGCATCCTGACATTTGCTAGTGCGTTATCAATTCGCCAATCACGCTCTTGGCCGTACCCCCACGGGGCGGCCTTGAGCTCGTCTGCCCACGCTCCCGGTGGGCTTTGATTGTCGATCGTCATACTCGACCTCATCTGTTCCGGGTTCGTAACTGAAATGGTTGCAGCGATATTCTGCCGGCCAATCATTGGCGGTGCAGAATAACTGCTTGCCGTCGTGCTTGGAGTGTCGGCAGCTTCGGCAGTTCATGCCAGTCTGTACCGCGCATAAGTCTTGCCACGCTTCGTCTCGAGCTTGGATGCGATCTGATATCCCTCTGCTTTCAAATCGCTGATGCGAGCTGCTAAGCGCAGGCATCCAAAGCGCATGGCATCAAGGGCGGTGATGCTCCCACGGCGGCGAATAAAAGCGATGACTTGTTTCTGCTGTGTCTTTTTCACTTGCGTTCTCCATAGTGAGGTTCTGGTATGTGGATGCCGAGCTCCGCGCACTTGGCCTCGATCAATGCGAGGTAGTCGCTGAACTCCTGCTTGGTAAGCTTGCTCGATCTGCGGATCGGCTTGTGTCGTTTGCGGCCAAACCCCTCGATGACTTCAGATCCGAAAGCTTCGATCAGGAAATACTCGTGCAGATCGTTTGTCGTCCAGCCGCGGAGCTGCTCGCCGCCTCCCTCGAGGATCGATGGATAAACTACCGACCAGAGAAATGCGTTCTGTCTGTCGCTGCGTTTCGGCTTAAATGCCTCGATCGTGACTTGCCATGAGATGGCAGGGTCGAGCTCCCGCACCAAGACCGAGACCGCCGAAGCGATCTGGTCTGGTTGGGTGCCGCGAGGGAATACTCGTTTCAAAACGGGATATCCGAGATGTCGTCGTCGCTAAACGTCTCAACGACTTGCTGCTGCTTCGGTGCCTGCCGCGGCTCAGCGAGGCCATCCTTCGGCTTAACGGACAGCGAGAAGTATTTCTGGCCTGCCAGTCTGCCGTTCTGTCCAGTCTTGAGCCAGCCGTTGAGCCAATACTCGACGCCGTTGATGTTGATGCTGCCGGTGTAGTCCGGCTGGTTCTCGCTCTGCTTGCGATCGTTCTTGGCTAGCAAGCCACGGTTGGTGTTATCGAATTGCTTCACAGGGTCATCTCCTTTAAGGCTTTGGTTTTGCGTCGAACTTCTTCCAGGAACTTCTCGACCTTCTCGGTCATGTTCAGAATGTCGGCCTGGTTGCGGATCACGCGGATCACGTTAAGGCGCAGGCGCTCCGGCAGCTTCGGCTGGTACACGACGTAGTCGCACCAGTCTCTGCCGGTCACGGCGAGCTGCCATTGGATTTGATTGTAGTGATCGGTCGGAACTTTCTTCGACTCGAGCAAGTCCAAAGCGGTCGCCGGCTGAACACACTTGATCTCGATCAGGCCGTCCTCGCCGACGAGCCCATCCGGTGAGCAGCCTGCCTCGAGCTTCGGGTGCCGCACGAATCCCGTCTGATCGACGATGACCGCATTACGAGCCATATAGGCGGCGCGAGCTTCATCCTCTGTATCGATGCCGTGCTGCATCGCGGGGCTGACGTAGGTCTCCGTAGGCTCTCCCGTGAGGCGCTCGCATACGAGCTGTGCCTGATAGTTGCGATACCCGGCTTTGCTGCTATCCATCAGGACGTTGCTAATAGCACTCCCGGTCACAAGACCGAGGCGCGCCGAGTACCATTCTGGTGATCTCTGTTCCATCATTCCTCCGCTGAATGCCAATCGGTTTGCCGGCGCAGAAACGTCGGCCATGAAAGCGTGTCCGTGAACGAGCGATCCTCGAGCAGGACATGGTTTGTGGGTTGGGCGGTGTATCGCCCGTTGGTGAGCTGCATGAAATAGAACTCTTTGGATTGCGTCGGTGTGGCGCTAAACGCATCACCGATCGGCACCAAAGTAAACAGATAGTGTCCCTGATATTCCCCGCTCTTGCACTTGGCTTTGCCGTTCATGCCAGCAAGGTACGGGTACTCAATCATGCTGAACTCGTAGCCGTAGGCGTCCCACGTTTGAGCGTCGGCAGCAGTCCACGGTGCCGCGGTGTTACGGTGCGCAACCTGATGCAACGGCACGTTACGGTAAACCGCTCCGCACTCGAGCATGACATGGCAGCCGAAGGCGCGGCCCGGGTAGCAAGTCAGACCGAACCAGACGCCCTGCAACCAGTCATGCTGGCCGAGGGCGTTGGGCTCCACCCAAACGTACTGGTGCGCTGGCAGCGCCCCTGCGTGGGTGTAGAGCATCAGGCAAGTTCCTTCTTGCGCGCGGCAAACTTGTCGATGTAGTTCTGCCGGGTAGATTCCGGCAGCGACTTGAACAGGATAGTCAGCGCGTCGACGCTGGTAGCCACGGCGAGCTTGGCATCGATCTCGGCGTCCAGCTCCTCGCGCTCTGCTTCCGGCAGATCCTCGCCGGCATAGATGTATAGGCCGAGTCCGTGGATCGCAATGCACTTAGCAAGGCAGCGCATGATGGCGGTGTTGACCGAGAAGCTGTTCGGATTCTCGATCGCCTTGTTCTTGGCATCGAGCACCGGCAGCAGACAAGTCTTGATGTCGCCCTTGATCTCGACCGAGACCTTAACCATCCCGGTGCCATCCTTGAGATACATCAACGGCAGGCCGTCGTATTCGTGAACCATGTATCGAGCGGTCGGGTCGATCTTGAGCACCTCTGCCCAAGCCCATGCCCAGCTCAGATACGAGAGTCCGAGCTTCTTCTCGACATGGTCGTTGACGTTAATCTTCAGTAATTCGCTCATGACAGGCTCCCGTAGATCTTGTCTAGTTCGGTTTCGATTATTGCGTTCAGCTCGGCAAGCGCCCGGTCGCAGGCAGCGATACGCTCCTGCTCGTCGCGTTCCTGCGCCTCGATCTCTTGCTGGTGCCACCAGCTTTGATCGTCGTTACCCCAAGGGGCGTTATCGATGTGCATTGATAGTCTCCTGTCGTGAGCAACCGCGGTCGCCGCACGGGTCAAGTGCGGCAGCCAGTAGGAATAGGACGATGAGCCCGATGAACTGCGGCCACGGCGACTTCATCGTTCTTCTCCCGCCATAGCCTGGACGCCGGCAACGTAGCCGTCAGCCTTGCCGAGAGCGTAGGCATATGTGATCGCGTGTTTGATGAGCGGGTCGAGCGACATATTGTCAACGAGATCGGCGAGATCCTTGGCGATGTTGTCGAGCTCGTTCTGGTAAGCACGAGAATTGGTATCGGCGTTCATGCGGCCTCCTGCAAAGCCTTGACTACGGGAATCCATTCGGCAAAGCGAACTGGGTCGCGCTCGACTGATTCGAACAAGTCCGGCTGCTCGTCAGGATTGGCGCGGAAGAACTTGATCTCGCAATCGACGCAGTAATCGTCGCAGGTTCGTTCAGCGACTTCGCACTTAAAGCACCAAGCGTTATTCATGTCCGTCTCCTGTGTTGTTTTGCTCGACGGGAGAATGTTAGCACAGGCTGCTATCTCTATGTCAACACTTGCTAACAAATTATTTTCTGGGCATCATGCGCGGCAGGAGGATCTATGACATTCACGGAACTACTGTCCCACTACGGGACGCAAGCAGAGATCGCTCGGGCGTATGGCGTCAGCCGTGCCTCGGTCAATCGATGGGCAAAGACAGGCGTGGTGCCGGAACTGCGGGTATTGCAGTTTGAGCGCAACCAGAACCCACAGGAGCGCCGGCAGGAGCGCAAGCGCCTACAAGTCGAGGCTGCCCGTCGATGGGCTGAGAAGGGCTGAGAATGCGATATGGAAGCGTCTGCTCCGGCATTGAGGCGGCGACCGCGGCATGGCACTCACTCGGCTGGCAACCGGCATGGTTTAGCGAGATTGAGGCTTTCCCGTCTGCTGTCTTAAAACACCACTATCCCACCGTCCCTAACTACGGGGACATGACCAAGTTTGAGGAATGGCCTGATGAACCAATTAGCCTTCTGGTCGGAGGAACTCCCTGCCAGTCATTCAGCGTCGCAGGATTACGCCGAGGACTGGCCGATCCCCGAGGCAATCTCATGCTTACCTACCTTGCAATCGCTCAACGTCACCGGCCTCGATGGCTTGTCTGGGAAAACGTCCCCGGTGTCCTGTCATCTAACGGAGGATGGGATTTTGGTACCTTCCTCGGGGCGCTGGGGGGGTTGGGGTATGGGTTCGCATACCGAGTGTTGGACGCTCAATGGTTCGGAGTGGCCCAGCGACGTCGTCGTGTGTTCGTTGTCGGATACCTTGGAGACTGGCAACGTCCCGCCCAGGTTCTTTTTGAGTCCGAAAGCGTGCGCCGGGATACTCCGCCGAGCAGAGAGGCGCGGAAAGGAACTGCCGCCATCATTGAAGATGGCGCTCCTGTCGGTGGCATCCCAGACGTAGCAGAGACGCTAATCGCGACTGACCATAAAGGGCCACGGCATAACCGCGACCATAACTTTGTGGCGCAGCCGATCGGCTTCGGCGCACAGATGTCTCAGCCGCAGACCGACGTTAATTTGATGCAGACTCTTAACGCCAAGAATCCGATGGCGGTGGCGGCCGCTATGCAAGTGCGCCGCCTCACACCAGTTGAGTGCGAGCGTCTGCAAGGTTTCCCCGACAACTACACCAACATCCCATGGCGCAAGAAATCAGAGTCGCCAGACGGGCCGCGGTACAAAGCCCTCGGCAACTCAATGGCGGTGCCGGTCATGCGCTGGATCGGAAAGAGGATTGCGAATGTTGAGAACCGCTAGAAACGACAAACCCCCTCGCGGGGGCTTGACGGCTGACACGGGGTCAACTATTTTCTCACCGGGGCAGATGAGTAGGCATAGGGTAGTGCGGTGTGCTACTCATGTCAAACACTCTCTGTCCCTCGGCTGTTCTGGTCGGGGAAACTACGCGCAGAACCAGCTTAAATTCAGACCGGGGCGGTGGGCCTCTGAACGCGCGGCGTGTCGTCGGGAAGCGCGAACCACAGCAGAGCAATCTGCGAAAAGTAGCCGACAGCGGATGGCTCCGTCAGTCATCAATTCCGCACGATCCAGCGTTAGGCGCATTCCGTCTACGCTCCGTGCGGATTCACCATCAGTCATCTGGTCTAAATCAATAACTACAGGAGAAAGTCATGGGTGATGAGTTCATGTATACCCCTAGCGTATATACACAGAAACCTGAGAAGAAAGCTGAAGATCGTAGTGACTATGCTGTTAAGAATTCAGCAGAGTACTGGGCTACAGCAGTTAGTGAAAACCCCCTTAATCGTCTACGTCTACTTGATGCCAAACTTGCTAGACCCGGTGTCGATGTCGAGTCCATCAAAGTCAGGGCTGGTGAACTGATTCGAGAGATCGGTGCTGCCAAGGTTCTCGGTGATCCTGATTGCATTGGCCTCGTGCGACAACTGTTCGGTCAACGCGGTGTCGATCGGTTGAAAGAGAGGGCTTCAGCATGAACGACCCTACCAATCCATCGCACTACAAGGCTGGTGACATCGAGTGCATCGATGCGATTCAAGCACAACTCTCGCCTGCTGAATGGCGCGGATACCTTCGAGGCCAGATCGCTAAATACAACTGGCGACTCGGCTTGAAAGATTCTGTCGAGCAGGACGCAGCCAAGCTGCTGTGGTACGCATCCATGCTAGCTGGGAGAGACCCTCGTGTGTGAAGACGCATACCGTAGGCTCTGGGCCTCGGTGCTGTATCAAGCGATCGCAGACGCTAACCGTAAAGGCATCGCTCGAGCAGCCCTGTACTGGATCTATTCGCCGCGCGATGAAGCCGGAAGTTTGCGCTGGATCTGCGATATGCTCGACTACAACTACAACGAGGTGCAGCGTTTATGCATGACTCGAGCAGGACGATCAGAGATTTTACGGAGGGGTCGTGTTAGAGCTAACCCTACCTTGGCCGCCTTCGATTAACCATTACTGGCGCAACTATCGTGGCCGCACCGTGATCTCGAGCGACGGTCGGCAGTACAGGCTGGACGTATCCTATCGGATACTCGAGCAGGGAATCCCGCGAAATAACCTCAACTGCCGGCTGCAAGTGACGATCGATGCGTACCCACCGGACAAACGACGGCGCGATCTGGACAACATCCAGAAGGCGTTGCTCGATGCGATCGTAGCCGCTGATGTCATTGAGGACGACAGCTTGATTGACGCGCTATCCATCACCCGGCACGAAGCCTGTGAGGATGGCAAAGTGATTGTGAGAATCAGACCTTATGCCAAAGCGATGTGAAGTTTGCGGGGTGGAATACACGCACCGCTGTTGGAACACGAAATATCACTCGATCATCATCGAGATAGAAAACAAGAACACCGTTCGAAAGCTCATTCAGAAAATAGGAGATGGCATCGATGAAGGAAGAAAATCTGCAAAAGCTTTGGGCCGAAGTAAGAAACCTAAATCAACAACTTGCAGCAGTTCACCGCGAAATATCGCGCGTCGAACTTGGTTTGCCGGAACCCTTCGACTTCGGTAAAGATTGGTTACCGCCTTATCTGAGGGAAGGGTCATGTATACCGTTACGGACGACGATGTTACCGACGAAGAATTGAACAACGTAGATACCATCGTGACGCTCGCGATCGCTTGGCATACCATGCGGCAGTACGAGAAGGTTCTTAAACGGATATCGCGATGGAACGACGATGGCCCCTCGATCTGGGCGCGCCGGGTGTTGAACGAATACGAACGGAGACTCGACTCGTGAGTGATGGAATCAAGCTGGCACCGTGTCCAAACTGCTTAACCCGCGGCTGGATTGACGACGGTTTCGGCGACTGGATCAGGTGCTCGATGTGCAACCCGCCGCCACCGTCAGCACAGGTGCTGCAGTTCGTGCGAGGAGCAAAGGTGCGCAAGCCGAAAAAGCCCGTAGACGACTTGCCTCCCGCGGCATAGAATCTTGATATGAAACAAGGCTTGTACGCGAACATCCATGCCAAGCGCGAGCGCATCAAGGCCGGAAGCGGCGAGAAGATGCGTAAGGCGGGCAGCAAAGGTGCGCCGACAGCGAAGGCGTTTCGTGAATCTGCGAAAACAGCGATGAGGTCAAAGTGATGGGCATCGGTGGCAAAGTCAGCGCGGCTCGGTGACACGGGTGACAATGAGCTCCCTCCAGTCAGGCGTGGTATCGCTGGCGAGATCCGTCTCGGCGCTGCTGCGTTCCGTCCGATCGCGGCTCGAGCGACTCGTCTCGCAGGCGCGCAAGCCGTTGCACCAGTCCGACTCGGAGGCCGCACCGAGGGCCGAATCCCGTTCTACCAAGACAAAGACACGCCGACAACGGAAACGAGGCTAGTCCCGTGAAAACCCCAGCATGGCAGCGCAAGGCTGGACAGAATCCAAAGGGCGGTCTTAACGAGGCTGGACGCCGGTCTGCTAAGGCCGAGGGCATGAACCTCAAGGCTCCGGTCAAGTCCGGTGACAACCCACGGCGCGCATCCTTTCTCGCTCGCATGGGTAACGCTCCAGGCCCGATGAAGGACGAGAAGGGACGACCGACACGACTGGCGCTCGCCCTGCGCGCATGGGGTGCCAGCAGCAAGGAAGATGCTCGAGCGAAGGCCCGGGCAATCAGCGCGCGTAACAAGGGCAAGAAGGACTAGACCATGCCGCTCATCAAGAGTTCATCTGCAAAGGCTTTTCGCGAAAACATTCGCACCGAAATCAAGGCTGGCCGACCGACCAAGCAGGCTGTCGCTATTGCCTATGCTACGAAGCGATCCGCTGCCGCCAAGAAGGGCGCTGCAAAGCGTAAGGGCTGATGGCAGGGCCAAAGACTAGGACGAGTCGCGGAAGTGTCCAGCCGGTGCTTAAGGCTAATGCTTCGGTGCCTTGGGTTGATCGCGTACTCAATCCAGAGAAGTACCCGAAGCCTGTGGCAAACGCGATGGGCGAGATTGCTACGCACAAGATGGCTGCCGAGTATGGGCCAGACGGGCCGAACGGGCCTGCCTATGTGTTCCCGACTGTAGTTCTTGAGGGTGGCAAGTACGTTGAGCTGCCGTTGAATCAAGCAATGGAGCGAGCTCTGCGCGTGGGTGATTACATCCAGACCAACAAGATCGAGGATGCCATCAAGATTACCGAGCGGTACAAGACCAAGAAGTTCACGGACTATTTGCGCGGCAAGTCTGCTGGCATGAAGGCGCTCACGGATGCCGGGCGGTAGACCTACCGATTACAGTCCAGAGCTGACGGCTCGAATCTGCGAGCGTTTGGCTATTGGCGAGTCCCTGCGATCAATCTGCCGGGACGACGAGATGCCTTCGATGGCAAGCATCTTCCTGTGGCTTGGGAAGTATCCAGAGTTTTCCGAGCAATACACGCGCGCGCGGGAAGCTCAAGCCGAAACCCATGCCGATCGCATTGTGGAGATTGCCGACGACGGTACGCTCGACCCGAACCACAAGCGCATCATGGTTGATGCTCGCAAGTGGGTTGCCAGCAAGCTCAAGCCCAAGCGATACGGCGACAAGGCCGAGGTTGAGCACTCCGGCAACGTCGGTCTGACCGTCAACGTGGTTCGCCTAACCGATGCCGACAATAACCCTGCCGCATAACGGCTGGAGACCAAGACCGTACCAGTTAGGGGCATGGGGTGCGCTCGAGAGCGGCACCAAGCGCCTCGCTTTGGCATGGCACCGTCGATCCGGTAAGGACGATATAAGCCTGCATTGGGCTGCTGTGTCCATGATGACTCGCGTCGGATCTGTGTGGCATATGCTTCCGCAGGCCAACCAGTCACGCAAAGCGATCTGGGACGCGGTGAACCCGCATACTGGCAGACGACGCATTGACGACGCATTCCCGCCAGAACTGCGCGAGAGCACTCGAGAACAGGATATGTTTATCCGGTTCAAGAACGGCTCGACATGGCAAGTCGTCGGATCGGACAACTACAACAGCCTGGTCGGCTCGCCTCCGGTCGGCGTCGTGTTCTCCGAGTACGCGATGGCAGATCCCAACGCATGGGCATTCCTGCGACCGATCCTTGCAGAGAACGGCGGCTGGGCGATTTTCATCTCGACGCCTCGCGGCAGGAACCACTTTGCCCGGCTGGTCGAATACGCCAAGCAGGATGCCGACTGGTTCGGCCAGGTGCTCACCGTCGAGGATACGAAGTCGATCCCGATCGCGACCATCCAGCGTGAGCGCAAAGAGCTACGCATGGAGCGCGGCGACAAGGAAGCCGAAGCAATCATCCGGCAGGAATACTATTGCGACTTCGACGCAGACATACCGGGCGCATATCTCTCGGAACTGATCCGCAGCGCAGAGGTCAACGGCAGGATCGGTGACTTCCCGCACATCATCGGCCAGCCTGTCGGTACGGCATGGGATATCGGTGTCGGCGACTCCACGATCATCTGGTTTTACCAGCTCATCGGTCACAAGGTTCGCATCATCAACGTGCTCGAAGGCTCCGGCGTCGGGCTCGAGTGGTACGTCAAGAAGCTGCTCGCGATGGATTACGTTTATGGCGACCACATCTGGCCGCATGACGGCGCTGTGCAGGAATGGGGCAGCGGTCAGTCTCGAGTGCAAGTGGCGGCAGGCTACGGTCTCAAGCCTCGCATCCTCGAGCGCGACTCGGTGGACGACGGAATACAGGCTGCGCGAATGATGCTGCCTGCGACCGAGTTTAATACCGCACCAGATCCGTTCCCAGGCGAAACGGCAGACGAGGCGAAGTCCCGCATGACTCGCGCTCTCGACGCCCTGCGGCAATACAGACGCGAATACGACGACAAGCTCCAGCGGTTCAAGGATAAGCCGCTGCATGATTGGACGTCGCACTATGCCGATGCTTTCCGCTATCTCGCCAAGGGCCGCAAGCCGTTCCGCGGTACGGAACAGGCCCGTCGTCCGAGCCATCAAGTGGCAGTAGCAGACTACAGGGTGCTGGGGTAGACTACTTGCGCAACCCGAAAGGAGCGCCAGATGTCAAGTCTTTTTAAGCCCAAGATGCCGAAGATAGAGCCGACGCCTCCACCTCCGACGGTGGATGAGGCGCAGCTCTCGCGCATTGAGCAGCGCCGCATGGCTCGTCGCCGCGGTCGCGCATCCACGATCATGTCGACACCGGGCAGTCAGCAGACTGGTTCGGTTGCGGTTTCGCGTTTGCTCGGAGGTGGCTGATGGCTGGTTTATCCCCGTTCGGGAACTATATGCGCAAGAAGGGCAAGAAGCAGGGCATGGCGCAGGGGCTTGAAGAAGGTCGCAAGCAGGGCGAAATGGGCGCTGCTCAAGCCATTGCCAAGCGCAAGGATGAATCTGCGAAGCGCGCTCGCGGGATGATGTAATGGCAACCAAGAAGATATCGGCGCTAACGTCTCTTGCGCAGGATTCGATTGATCCTGCCGCTGACGTTATCCCGATCAACGACACAAGCGCGGTTGAGACCAAGAAGGCGACCGCGGCTGCGATCGTTGGCAAGTCGATCGGTGCGCTGGCTGCCACATGGAACAACGCGCTCACGACGTTCAAGGCTCGCGTGTTCAACGTCACAGATACCGCGTCGGCTGCTGCGTCCTTGCTCGATGATCTGCAAGTCGGCGGTGTGAGCAAGTGGTCGGTGCGCAAGGATGGCGAGCTCACGGTCGGCACGATCCCTTTTGCTCGATTGCAGAACAACAGCATCGGTTCGTTCTACTCGACTGCTGACCAGACCGGCAGCATCACGACTCCGACGGCATTCACGTTCAGCAACACGGTTGGATTCTCGACCGGCATCTCGATCGTCTCGAACAGTCAGATCACGTTTGCGAATGCTGGAATCTATATGTGCAGCGTCAGCATTCAGTTTGCGAACTCGGATGTTAGCGATCGCGATGTCACGATTTGGTATCGCATCAACGGTACTGATGTCACGGCGAGCGCGAGTGTGATTGCGGTTCCAAAGGTTAGTGAAGGTGGCAAACAAGTTTTTGAGCTGACGTTCATCGAGCAGGTGACGGCAGGCCAGTACATCCAAGTGATGTGGCTACCAGCAGATGTCGACGTCACGGCTGATCACACCGCTGCGGCTGCTGGCCCTCCGGCAATCCCAGCGATCCCCTCTGTTTTGTTCTACGCGCATCGAATCGCGTAATCGGAGACTGAAATGGCAACAGGCATTGTTCTCGCATCTAACGCTAGCGCAACGGGCGCATGGTTCCAATGGCCGGGTGGCCGCGGTGAGTTCCGCGTTGAAGGCACGTTTGGCGGCGGCACGGTCAAGCTGCAATGCAAAGGCCCGAACGGCACAGCGCAGGATGTCGGCACTAGCACGACGCTGACTGCTTCCGGCGGTGGCATCTTTGAGCTCGGCGCTGGTGAGATCCGCTGCAACATCGCGACGGCTACCGGCGTCTATGCAATGGCGTTGCGGATACCCTCGGCGGCATTCTAATGCGAGCTTGGTCTCGAGTAGTTGAGCGGACGCATGAGTTTGCGACGACTCGGGACAATCCCGAGTACATCCCTACGCCATCACCGCCATCTGGAGACAAGCTATTGCTTGAAGATGGCTCATCGTTCGCGCTGCTTGAAGGCGGCGACAAGATACTTCTGGAGTAAGTCATGGCCGATACCAAGATCAGCGCATTAAGTTCTGGAGCCCCGGCGCAGGGCGGTGACGAGTTTATCGTTGCCCGATCCGGTGCTAACTACAAGCTGACCGGCACCAACCTTCTTACGTTGGTAACAGGCACGGCGAACACCTTCACCGCTGCCCAGACGGTCGGCTCCGGCAACTTGAAGATGACTGGCGCAACGTCCGGCACCATCACGTTTGCGGTTCCTGCTACGGCTGGCACCAATACGGTGACATTCCCGGCAGAGACGATGACGGTCGGCTTTCGCAACATCCCGCAGTCGGGATCGGACAAGACGACTTCATACAGTCTTGATGTCGGTGATGTCGGCAAGTTTGTGGGCGTCGGCACTTCCGGCTCCATCACAATCCCGAACTCGACCTTTGCCGCTGGCGATGTTATCTCCATCTTCAACAACACCTCGGGCGCTATCACGATTACTTGCACGATTACGACGGCGTATATCGCGGGTACGGATGCAGACAAGGCTACGGTGTCATTGGCTACAAGAGGCGTGGCGACAATACTGTTCTTATCAGGTACGGTTTGCGTTATTAGCGGCAACGTGAGTTAAGCCATGAGCGGCATTATGCAGTTGCTCCTTGCTGCGCGAGTGTCAGCAGGGTTTACCGAATACAAGATTTTCACCGCATCGGGTAACTGGACTGCCCCGACCGGCGTCACGCAAGTTGAATATCTTGTTGTCGCTGGTGGTGCGGGTGGCGGAGGGGTTTCGGGCGCGGGTGGTGGTGCGGGCGGCTTCCGCACCGGCACGGGTTTTTCCGTAACTGCCGGAACGAATTACAGCATAACTGTTGGCGCTGGCGGCGCAGGATCGTCTTTAAATACTCGCGGCGTAAACGGCAACGATTCTGTATTTAGCACCATAACTAGCGCGGGTGGCGGCGGTGGAGCATCAAGTAACACCGCGCCAAATTCAACGGGTGCAAATGGCGGTTCTGGTGGCGGTGGCGCATATACTTATTCCGCGCCAAACTTTACTTCTGCCCCCGGTGGTTCTGGAAACACACCAAGCACAGCACCAGCACAAGGAAACAATGGCGGGGCAGGTTCAGCATCAGGGCCAAATTATGGCGCTGGTGGTGGCGGCGGCGCTGCTGCCGTTGGGTCTGCCGGCACATCTACAGCGGGCGGTAACGGTGGCGATGGCACCGCATCTAGCATTTCTGGTTCGTCTGCGACCTATGCTGGCGGTGGCGGCGGTGCCGGTCAAGGCGGTGGCACCGGAGGAAACGGCGGTTCTGGTGGCGGTGGCGCAGGCCAGCCGATTGCCGATGGAACTGCTGGCACGGTCAACACAGGCGGCGGAGGCGGCGGTGGGGGACAAACCGCTGCTCCAGGCTTTGTTAATAAAACAGGCGGCGCAGGCGGCTCTGGCATCGTCATCCTCAAATACACCGTCCCCGTCCAATCTGTCGTAGCCACGTTCACTTCTACCGGCACATGGACTTGCCCGAGCGGTGTTAGCGCGGTGGAGTACCTTGTCGTCGCGGGCGGTGGGGGTGGTGGATCATCCGGCACAAGTTTTAGTGTTGGAATTTGCGGTGGTGGCGGCGGGGCTGGTGGTTTCCGTACTGGAACGGGCTTATCTGTTACGGCTGGTACTGATTACGCCATCACAGTTGGCGCAGGCGGTAGTTCTCAAACTGCTGGCAGTAATTCCGTATTCAGCACAATTACATCAACCGGAGGCGGTGGCGGTGGGGTACCGGGCGGCGCTCCGCAAACAGCAATTCCACCTACTGCCGGAGGTTCTGGCGGTGGCGGTGCTGGATCAAATCTTGCTCAAACGCAAAACGGCGCGGCAGGAAATACCCCAAGTACATCACCAAGCCAAGGCAATGCGGGCGGCAACGGATTTGGAAGTGATAGCGACGCGGATGTGCAATGCGCCGGAGGTGGTGGTGGTGCGTCTGCCGTAGGTGCAAACGCCGCTTCTGCCGCTGGTGGCAACGGCGGTGGCGGTACTGCATCGTCCATCTCTGGCGGTAGCGTCACTTATGCAGGCGGCGGTGGTGGCGGAAAAAGAACAACGGGCGGTTCACCGGGAACTGCTGGATCGGGTGGTTCTGGTGGCGGCGGAAATGGCGCTAAAGGTGCTGCGGCTGGGAGCGCCGGAACAGTAAACACGGGTGGTGGTGGCGGCGGCGCAGGTCAACAAGTATCAACTACAAATGGCGGCTCCGGCGGCTCCGGCATCGTCATCCTCAAGTACGACATCGGCTCTGCCACAATCTTCACCTTCAAGTCATCGCAGAATTGGACTGCACCAGCGGGTGCGGTGAGCGTTGACTACCTCGTTGTTGCGGGGGGTGGTGGAGGTGGATTTAACATTGGTGGCGGTGGCGGGGCTGGCGGTTTCCGAACCGGCATAGGATTAAGCATTACCGCAGGCACCGACTACACCATTACGGTTGGCGCTGGTGGCGCTGGCGGGACAACAGGTCTTGGCTCTACTGGGTCAAATTCTGTGTTCAGCACCATTACTTCCGCTGGAGGGGGCTACGGAAATTCTGGAAGCGTCGGTGGCGCTGGCGGTAACGGTGGTTCTGGTGGTGGTGCTTTTTGCGGCGGCGCGGCTAGCGCGGGAAATACTCCAAGCACATCGCCATCTCAAGGAAATAATGGCGGGTCTGGAAGCGCCAACACCGAGCCAAATCGCATTTCTGGCGGCGGCGGTGGTGCTGGAGAAGCCGGAGATACAGATGGATTAGGTCACGGCGGTGACGGAACTGCGTCGTCAATTTCCGGCTTATCTGTAACGTACGCAGGCGGTGGCGGTGGCGGTGATGACGCAACATCAAGTTATGGGCTTGGCCCCGGCGGCACGGGTGGCGGCGGCGACGGGGGATTTGGTGGTGTTGGCGCTAATGGCACTACGAACACAGGCGGCGGTGGCGGCGGTGGCGGCCAAGATGGATCGCCCGGCGGTGCCGCTGGAAACGTCGGCGGCAACGGCGGCTCCGGTATTGTAATTCTTAAGGTCAACTTCACATGAAAACCTATCAACTCATGGGCATTGATACGGCGATGCACT